CCTCGAATTGGTCTCAAACCATCGCTCAACTGAAAACAGCTCCGTTTGAGACACGCATTCAACTGGTGGAAGCCATCTCGGGTTATCCCTCTTCCTCAGCTGTATATGGTACCATTGATACCTGGTTATTTGACCCCGGGTTGACGGACTTCAGTGGTCTCTTCTTGGATCTCACTACCTTTAATGAAGATATCAGTGGCTGGAATGTCTCAAATGTGCAAAACATGAGCTCAATGTTTAAGGGTTGCTCTAGCTTCAATCAAAACCTTAGCAGCTGGAATGTCTCAAATGTGGAAGACATGACATCGATGTTCGAGAACTGTAACGTTGCGATTGCAAACATGACTGCTTTGGATCAATGGGAAGTTACAAGCGTTGGGGTCACATCGGTCGATAACACTGAACTGTGGAGCGTTGATTATATTTTTCAGACCGGTACCCACGTTGAGTACCCAGTGAGTGGCAACGATGACGGTGCGTCATTCATTGCACTAGACGGCACGCATAGCACCTCGATCTTTAAGACCTTAACTGGCCAGGACGGCCCATGGAATGTCCTTCAGCTTAACAACGCTGGTAATGCCAAAAACAGCAATGCCTACGTGCAGAACATATATGAAATTCAAGAGATTGACTCGTGTCTAAAAGACGGGAGCGCGATCTACAAAGCAAAATCAAACGTTACCCATACCTTGAACACGGCACGTTCACCACATCAAACCTTTTCTCCACGTCAGTACAGTTTTGTAAAAACGGGTATTGACGGCTCCCCAGGCATGCATGCAGGTTTCGATGTTCTGTCTACAAAATCCAACTACGCAGAACAATACATCTACGCCACGTTCACAAACCTACCTCCAGGAGTGTACGATCTGCGCATTTATGGCCAAACACACACAAGAGTAACCGGACGAACCGCCGTCCCTAACAATGCAACTTTTGGCGTCACCGGCAACCCTGGTGTTGGCGAGCAGGCTACCTCGGCGGAGCCACCTACCGGCTACGTCACCTTCACTGGTTTAACTACGTCGGGGCCTACCTTGGGATTTTACATGGGTCCGAAAGGTGGGTCAGATGTGTACTCTATTGGCGGTGTGCAGCTAAAACGAACATACCAAGTCTCCAAATTCAAGGACATGTTCAAGAACTCTTCATGGGAATCTACGGACTCTTCAGTCGTGACGGCCATTGATGACGCATGGAAGGTGTATAATCAGAACTGGTATAAAAACGAAGCTAAATTATCTGAATCAACATAGAAGAAATGGCTGGTGTGGGGCAGCCAGACTATAATATCGGAGTCGCGTTTCAAGCGCAAGTTAACGGTGTGGGTCACGGCCCTGTTCAGATCTCATACGCGATGCTAAAGGTGGACACATCTCAGTCCTCAGACAACTCAGCACCAAAGCGAGTGCGTCTGCAACTGAACAAGGGCGACAAATTCGGAGTGCAGGTGGCAGGGTTTGCAGGTGGCAGGAACGAGGACAATTCTACATTTATGTTCCCTAACGACGAGCAGGATCAAGGTTTCGTGACAGCACCGCCTGGCAGGAGTATTTTGACACTTAAGCGCCTGGCATGAATTTCTTTTCTGGTGTACTGTTATCAGTGAATGTTGGAAGACACGGGTGCATACACGCGCACCGATCCGAAGTGGCAGCAGCAGCAGCAGCAGCAGCAGCAGGCGGACTCCAGTGTGTGTGATGAGTGTGCGAAGCGGTGCACGCGGCGAAAAATGGTCATATCGTTTTTAGTAGAAGCGAGTATTAGAATAGCACACACAGTAAAGGGAATTTTTAGCTGAAATTGAACTCGAGATACCCATCGGGCGGCGGCGTTACCGTCGTGGCTACTAAGATCCCGGCCTTGAGATCGTTTGCATTTAAGCCGGGTCCACACTTAAACCGTACTAGACCGTCATCATAGGTGCCTGAGAGTAGCTCCAAGTAGTCCTCACGACTGGGGTGTTCGGTGCGAACACGAGCATCATTAACGACCGTCTCATTGATCAGAACTGTTTCATTAAAGTTTCCAGAAGAATCAACTAGCTGAAGCGAAACTTTTGTTAAGGTAATAGGTGGGTCTCCAACTTGATTAAAAGGTGGGTCTAATTTGATGTAGTAGTCCCTCGCCCCACTAATCCACGTATGTGCATCAATATGAGCAATACTCACGGATGGTGATACGTGGCTCATGTAACCAGCATAATCAAAATTGATTAACGCCGGCGAGCGAACCCCTGGTACTCCCTCTGGAAGGCCCCTGTGCACTGTGAACGTTCTGTGAACGTTCGAGGCAGAGAAGTGGTTTACATAGTAGCTGAGATGTCCATTGTAGTGGTTCGAAATGCGACGTACCCGCAGGCTGCTCCGGCCAGCTGGGGACGTGACCGCTGGTGCATTAGACCCAGCAAGTGTTCCTACAGCCATTACTCGAACCCTATCCCCAGCAGCACACTGGGTAACGGTGCTCACGCTCGTGGAGCCCATCCTCACGTTCCCAAACATGAAGCAAGTGGATACTGGGCCAATCCCGGAGTAGTCTGAATACTGAGTATCGGGTGCAACACGCGAAATGTAGAGCTGTGTGGCGATCGTTTTCTCGACCGTCAGCTGTGTGGCCGCTGACACCCAATACATGTCAGCCTCCATCTCGTAGACGCCTGGCTCTTTAATTTCCAGATACCCCGTAGACTGTCCAGACACAGTGGATTGGTCTATACCATATACGGTATTATTACTGATCGGAGTAGCCGATTTTGCATATACGAAGCTACCGGCGTTCTGATTCGGTGGTGATGAGTCAAGTGGTGTCACGTTGTGCCAGGCATCTACGTGTGGCAGCTGGTCGTCAGTACTGAGGCTCACCGTCATGTCACCTGGTAAACCGACATGCCAGTCAGCTGGTATGTTGACGTTAGTAATGGTGTTTTCATTAACTGTCACGTTTTCAGCTGTGATATCCTCTAGTGCATCGGTAATGCCCCGATCGGTGACGATAAACTGATACTCATTGCTTTGAGTGTTGTTTGTCACTTCAGTGTCAAGATTGCCGCCTGCACCTCCCACTGAGCTTCCGTCGGCAAAGACCACCTGGTTAACCTGCAGCACTGTTTGTTGCGCTATTCTACTCTCTTGCAAATTGTTCAAGTGCCGACGATTCCTGCGACGATTTAGGCCAGGAAAAGAAAGCATCCTTCTTACGATAAGCCTGGGAAAATTGTAGTCCACAGTCGCAGGTTCTCCTTCTGCACAGATGCAGTATTCTCTTGTGTGGCGTTCATGTGTCGGTAACGATTCACAGCGCCAGTTGAAATAATAAACAGTGCGGCCACACTCGCAACTACCGCAGGTGCGTTCACCACCACACTCATATTAAACCAGTATTAGAAAAGATCCAGTTTGCTGCACCCACCGCTGTGTCTATTTTAAGAAACTGTGAGTTTCCAGTTGCTGCATAGGCCGCCCACAGCGCGCCGTGAAGGGGCCTCTCCTCCTTCCACCACGTCGGCCCGCCAAACATACCCTCATCACCGTTCTCGTACCCTAATAGCCACCTACCGCCTATCACAGCCGCGAAGGCGCGCAGAGTGGCGTCGTCCCCCTTACTGCTTAGGTACGACCTGAGTGGGATGCATACACCCCAGAAAAGTGCGCCACGTTGCATCGGTGTTAACATAAGTATATTAATATCTCAGATATTCTTAATCTACTGGATCAACCCGTGTTTGCGGTACTGAGCCTGCCTCACTTTCGCCATCTGATCCTTCGCCTGTTGGCTCCCCTTCATCGGACGAGATGACTTCATCGTCGTCGTCGGTGACTTGCACGACGAGTTCGACTGCTTCTGTTGCTGCACTGATGATCGATTCTGTGTCTGATTCTGAGGCATCCTCACTTGCAACTTCAGAATAAGCGACGTCCTCTTCCTCCTCCCCTATGATGCTATCGCTCTCCGTATCGTCTACATCCGAGTCAAAGCACGCCGCCTGCAGCTCCTCTGGTGGCACATCGCCAAGAAGCTCCTGTTGGTACCACTCGTCCGTCTCAACGAACTCTTCCCAGTATGTCTTTGGTGGTGCACGACACTGTCTTTTAGGCCTGCCGTGCCATGATATGACATTTTGAGTGTCAATCCAATCCATCTGCATACTTATACTAACATTTTAGAATCTTTGCAGTCTCACATTCGCGGCGATGCTGCTCATATTTGCGCCCTCCAGGCGCCCAGTCGTAGGGCGCGAAGCGCTCCTCCTCGAGGCGCTTTTCATAGGCCTGGGCGACTCTTAGTTCTGATGCGACGATCTCCGGCGGAAGGGGTGGCGCACCGCTCTGTATGCCGTAGTAGTAGATGTCAAACACACCCACCTCGCGCGTGCCCCTAGTTCCATATTTGTGCGAATGCATACACAATCGAGTATTCTCGTTTGTCTCATGCCACGGCTCGTTCCAATGGCGTGCTTGGGTCTCAAAGTTGTACCAGCACGCCTCCTTGTACAGGAACCCAAGTCGCTTCGCCTCCCGCTTCGCGCTCCTGTACTCTTTGTCGAGCTCGTAGTACAGGACCTTCCTCAGCCTCGCATGACCCCTTAGTCCACAACACATCGGACAGCCCCCCTTCTCGAATGGGTCGATATCCGAGTTCCATGAACCCATGCCTGTACACCCAGGCAAGCAGTAATGTGAGCAGCATCACCCAGGGGCCAGAATATTGTGGCCTAGCTCGAGCTTAAGCATGACCTTTGCCGGCATGCAAGTGTGGCTTAAGACAACTAGAGCGAGAGTTGTCGCGACCGGCAAGATGAAGTAGAGCATGTCCATATCTGTGTATGAGAATATCTAAGTTCTGTGTAACATGCTTGACGGTCCAATAATCAGCGCTTGGAGTTACACCCGCGAGGAAGCAGAGGGCTTCCTAAGGATGATCCAAGGACTGGTAGGAAGGCTCTCTGATGCAGTATATAAGAATGTCTACCACTACCTTGTAGGAGATTACGAAGCAGTGCACTATCAGTCTATGTTTGGAGGGCCCGACCACTTTGCTCGCGACGGCATAGGCTATTTCTGGGAGAATATACTAGAGGGCCACAGAAGCCCCGCACTGCATTATGACAATGTGAGGTTTGCAAACAACGACGGGCCGAATTTTAGAGATCATCGTGACACTGCACTCCGCATGTTTCGCGAACAGTTCCCTCCGCGTCCGAAACAGCGCCGCCGCCGCTAAAATGTTGTATTTCTATTGATTTTCTATGAATACCAGTACAGAAGCTGCAGCCATCGACCCGTAGAACTGAGGCAGGTGACAGCTAAGTGTTTTACGACATGGACACATCACCGTAATGTACAGCGCGAAAGCGAGTAGTGCACTCACAATGGGCTGTGATCGCATAGCTCAGAGTATAAAATAGAAATTTGTTGCTCCATTGTGCGACCTGCAAGTGCAGCTGCGCGCTCCTGCGGAAGCATCCGGCAAAGGTGATACGTCTTTGCCTTATGTCTGAACTCCAGCCATAACTCTGCGTGGTTTTTGTCGCAGAACCAGTGTTCGACTGGCCCATCGACGAGCTTGAACAGCTTCTTCTTCTCAGAGATCGAACAGCACCACTGACAGTGTGACGTCAGCTGTGGCTTGCTCGGCTGACGCGCACGGTGTGGTAGAGCGACCATCTTTATGTAGAACTTTCATGGAAATTACACAGGTTTACCAAAAATGGGCATCGTGAATCCACCCGTAGGCATAATGATACGCATCGCTAGACCCCCCGCAATACCCGCCGCCGCGTTGTAAGCCAACTGCCTATCAAAGTCGGGCGTGTACCTGCCCTTACAAAAGGCATCCATAGCGACGCCCGCGAGCGCAAAGTGCGTATACACGCCAGCCATCGGCGAGAGTGCCGCATCCGTATTAGTGAAAGCCATGAGAGCACCAGCTGCCGCAGATTTGTACATGTTACCACAGTCAAAATACTGGCCCACGAGGGGAATGCTGGTCAGGGACACCGTCATAACGACATGGGTCTAGAAAAATCTTCCAACAGTAATAGTGAATATGTCAAACCACAGTCAAGTCAATCACCTAACGGCGCAGCTTAGCAATCAACTTAGCAATCAACTGGACGGGTGGTTTACCAACCTGCAAGACAAGTATACGCCACATGTCCGTGCGCAGCGAGAGGCATATCAGGCACAGATGCGAGCCCAGCACGCATACATGGCTCAACAAGCGGTCGCAAAGCAGAACAAGGAGTCATATGAGGTCACTCAAGAGCGAAACCGCGCGAAACACAAGAAGCGTCTCTCTACTAAACCCCGCTCCGGTCAAACTGAAGCATCACGCCCTCGATCCTCGGCAGAGCACAATTAGGAGAGTCGAATTGAGCGATTTCCTCGGCTGCTCGAGCACGCCCCGCTTCTAGTTCGAGTTGGCGCTCCTTTGGAGCTGCAGCATTCATGTCACCGTAGGTAAGAAAGTTGTCGGGCTGAGCTTGGGTCCCTCTAATCTCGGCTGAAGTTACACCGTCGGTTGCTGGCTTGGCCACGTCATAGTATTCATCTACCGCCTGGTCGAGGCGGCTGACAAGCTGTGTATTTTTGTTGAAGAGATAGAGTGCTGCGGCTCCAAGTCCAATCACCCAGGGGCTCATCTGTAAACTACACCTGGTCTAGAAAGAGTGCGCAACTCGCCCGGCTGTGTAAACTGCCATATGTGAGCCGAGAAATCTGCAATTGTGCCTAGCTGGAAGAATGCGCCTCCAAATATCTCCCTGCCAGATCTAACATACTCGTTGTACATAGACTCCAGTTCGGGGTACCACTCTTCCATAAATACGTAAAAAAATTTAACTGGAGGTCTAACTGGCTCCTCCACATGCTCATCGCTGTTGGGCGAGTCGTACTGAGCATCATCAGCATGAGAGTCGTAGAGCTGATCACCCTTGAAGGAGGACATCGACAAAATCTGGCACTGCTGTAGTTAGTTGATTGGAATAAGTGTCGAGGTAGTACATGAGTAGCAGGAGAGCATCAGCGTAGTCATCCTGCTTCTTTGCCGTCTGAAACTTGTCTATGAGGCATCCTCCACACGACTTGAAGGTTTTTGGGTTGTTCGCGACAAATTGCATCGCCCACTCCACCGCCTTGCGTTTGTTACCGGCGTAGTTCTTAGTACTAATGTCGTAGTGAACCTTGACAGAGCGCGGGCTGACACGCACACAATGCTCGAAGAAGAGCGCCTCGAACACACTCTCTATGATGCGCATATTCATCCGCATCTGCTTCTCTATGACAAGGGCGAAGAGGTCATCAAAATAGGGCTTGAAGCGGTGGATGAAGTTGCGCACGTATGTCACATTGTGTTGTGGCAAGTACCGCCCCTGTGTAACTAGGTCAATATTGGCCCACTCTACTATCTTTGCACATCTAAAATCAAAAATGCAGACGCCAAGATTCTTGACGCCCACGTCTATTGCTATTATGTAGCTCATAGAGCAATTTACACACATTTTAGAAAGAATCAGACACTCGCTGAGTCATCAGTCGACGACTCCGCGGCGTTATGGCGCTTGCCCGGAGCGCCCTTCTCACAGTCTAGAACAAACAGCTGCGACCCAGAGCAACTGAACAGGCTGCACGTGCAGCCGTTTCTGCGTATCATCTTAATTAGTATAACTGCGGTGGCTGCGATCAGACCAGTAATGCCTGTCGCTTCGCCGAGTGTGGTGAGTAGGTGTAGTACTTGGTCGTCCATGACACACTAACACAACTTTAGATAATCTACGCAAAGCTGGTAAGTGCGCGGCCGTCCTTAATCTGCAACCAGTTGTAATACACGGCGTACACGTCGATCGTGCATTCAGTAGCGATAGGGTCCACATCGATAGTCAGCTTGGCGTGCGACACCTTTGAGAAGTTGACGGCGCCAGCCGGGTTCGAGCCCTCAGGGTTAAGCGAGAAGGGGTAGACGATGATCTCCTTGCGGTCCAGAAGCTGGCTAAGGCTGTTATTGATGGAGACAGAGCTGGTAGCAGTGCCACTGACAGGAACGGTCGTCGTGGTGGTGTCGGTGTGTGTGACTGTACACTCCAGATTACTGGTATTGACGGTCATGGTGGCGGTCGTGGTCGGCGTCGGGTGGACGTTCGACGTGTTGGTGTGGAGCATGGGCATGAGGCGCTCCTGGATGTACTTCTTATCGATACCAGAGCTGAGCGACGGGTGGCGGTCCTGTCCGTTAAGTGTGAGGCCGAACTTTTGCATCTGCGTCTGGTAGTTGTAGAAGTTGGTCTTCGTTGCATCAGTTCCGTGGAACTCTTCATCTTTGCGCATTACGATGATAAGCTCACTAACAGGGTGCAGGAAGGAGAGATCCATTTGAAACTTCTGTGCAATCGTGCTTATCGCCACCGGCTTGCTGTCGTGATGAAAGAGCTTAAGCAGGCGGACGTGCTCCTTGTTCATGAGTGTACTAGCCTCAGGGCCGGTAACGTGGATGTAGTGGCAGCGCAGCTGGGCGCGTTCGATGTCGGCGCCGGTTACAGCCGACGCGGTAACAGAAGGGCTTCCATACGAGTGAATCAGATCGTTCCTTGGACGGAAGCGAATTGTGATGCGCACGTCGTTGCAGCCTGCGATCGCCGCCAGCGGGAAATACTGCGATGGGTGCTTCGTGAAGAAGAGGCCGAGCGGAACGATGAATGACTGCTCATCGGAATATACACTTTCATTAATGATGGCAAGTCCATCATCAGTAGCATAATCACCCGGAATATTGCCAATAATGGACGTGTAGCGCGACTCATCGTCGCGCATCAGCTCGTTAATAATGTCGAGCTGGTCACCGGAGATCTTTTCAATATCATGCGAGCCGACAGAGAAGGTGATCTGGTCGATGCAGGCAAAGCCAAACTTCTTGACCCATGAAGCCTTTACACCCGAATCTGCGCCACCGTCTGCCCTTTTCGTCGTAAGCATAAGGTCAACTGGGCCGAGCAGGTCGGCAGCTTTGGGGATGACGAACTGAACAGTGGAGCCAAGCTTGGCACTGTTCTGGGAGTCGACGTCGCGCAGCTCCATCTGAAAGTTAGAGGTGCGAACGTAGCCGACGTTGGTGAAGTAGGAGCGCGAGTTGTCATACAGAAGCGCGTCCTGCGGACCCTGATTAATCTGAAGCTGCGGCATGTTTTCTACTGCTAGATGTATTCAGAAAAAGCCTAAGCCACTGTGTGGGCTACTAGATTCACTCCCGGACTCTCACTCGCCTCCTTCACGTACTGGGCCTTCTGTTGGCGGAACACTTGCTCCAGGCTCCGCCCTGACGGCCAGCTCTTCAGAACCGTGTTCACTGGCGTGTCCACCCAGATCTGGTGGCTCGCCGGGTGATTCCAGTCGCTCGCGTTGTGCTGGCCCGTCGTCAGGCTGCTGTTCGGGTGGATTCCGCGCTTCACTAGATCCGACCCCCTCTGCTGTCGGCTCACCTCGTAGAGAACTAGAGCCCCGAGACCTAGCGTTGCGAGTCCTGGCGCGCTCGACATTTAGTCGCATCTGATAATTGGAATTTTGCAAAGCCATACTATATTGCATCTTAGAGTGTTGCAGTCTTGCGTCTCTTAGTTGTTGCTGTAGGTCGTCTCTTTCCTCAGACACTGTAGCAAGATGCCGCTTCTCACGCGTGCGGAACTGCATCGCCCGCTCAAACGTCGTGTGGTGAGAAGGGTTGAGTTGCCGCTTCAGGTCCTCAACGTAGCTTCCACTTGAACTCCAGGGCACTGGATCACCTGCCTCAAGTTTGTGTAGCGCGGCTCTGTACCTGTCGTCCATTCCTGTTGTCATACTCAGAAATTACTCTCCCGGATGCTTCTTATCCCAGCCGAACTTAAAGAGGGTGCTAGGGCTTCCCGCGGTTGGTGAGGAAACATAGCCCATCTTCGTAGGGGTAGGTCTTCCAAAGGCATAGGGTGCATTGCCCTTAGCCGCGTCAGAGTCTCTGTCAGCAAAACCGAACCTAGGCAACTTCGTGGGTGGGCCTGTTTTACTGGTGTTTTCTGCTGTGTAGCCCATCTGGAACAGTTGCTTTGGCTCCTTCCATGTCCGCGCTTCTGCCCCACTGCGCTTCTTACCCTGCGGGTAATATCGTGGATCTATGCCACGGAGAATGGACTCCTTACTCACGGTCTTCGGATCTGCCTGAAGAAAATGGTACCCGCCTGCGTCGAAGGTTGCCGTCGGCGTGCCGTTGTGAGATAAGGTACTCACGAGTCTTTGCGCCGGCGCACGCCCATAAAAAGCACTGCCAACTTGCTCACCTAGACGGTTTGGTCGTCGTTTCTTGTCAGCGTATGGCTCACTATACAGAGGATCGCTTGGTCCGTCTGCCTTTGTTGGTCGAGATGGCATTCCTCGTTTATCGCCGACACCATTTACGCGATCGGGAGGGCCGATGGTGACATGCGCAAGTTTCATATGAGGAGTAATGACGAAGTCTGAGCCTTGTGGCCTGGGCTTGACATTGCCCTGAGGATCTAAATCGGTACGATACATGAATTCTCGGATCAGAGCATCCGACCATTGCTGCTGCACACCAGCGTCCTTACCGAAGGTGCCTCGTTCGATATGATCGTCTACGATTCTTTTCATATCAGTCACAGCCTTGGCTTGCATTTCTTCATATGCAATATCAGTCTTCTTTGATAAGTCGTGACTTTGGAGTGCGTACTCTTCTGCAGTAGTAAAGAGGCGCTCAGCGAAATCTTTCAGACCGGCGTCGGACATCTGTGTTTGACCTACTGTCGGTGCCGTCCAGTCGTCGAAGGCTTTCACTAGGACGCCAGAGTCTATGCTAAAGTACGAATCAACTAGAGCATAATACGCATCCTCACTGGACGTCTTCATTCGAAAGGATGGGGGCAACCCTACATCATCGTCGGCACTTTCGTACTCCGACGGGGCAACCTCGTCTTTGGCACTCCCGTAATCCGACAAGACATCTTCAGCCAAGTCTTGTACATCCCCAGCCACCCCTGTAGCCACATCTGCCGCCACACCCACCGCAGCTTCCGCGACACGCTCGACTGCACCGCCAGCATCTTCAACAGCGTTTTCAATTTGTACTGATGCCGGAAGTGCTCGATCGTGCGCTGGAGGTGGAGGTATGTAGGTGGGCTTGGAGGAGGGTGCGTTGTCAGGGGTTTCATCGTCAACGCGGTTATTAAAAAGAATCAAATCCACCGGATCGTCGTCGTCGTCGTCAGGGTTGAATGGCGGGGGGCGAGGGGGGCCAGATCGATTTACCTGCATTTGGTTCGGCCAAGAGTCACCATCTGGCGGCAAGTTCCACCCACGAGAGCGGGTTCCTATTTCGTGCTCATAGTCTGCGGTAGATGCTGGCGAGAGCTTAACTGGTCGCTTCTTTACCCAGTGCTTGAAGTACATCCACGCCTCCTTAAGGTTCGACGGACCATACTCAGCCAGGATGTTCATTTGCAACTCGGCTTCATCCCTCTTGATAGCCTGCTTGCGAAGGTGATCACGCACTCCGTCCAAGTGTGTGAGCTGCCTCTTGCCCCACTGCGTGTGGTGCCAGCCATCCATCGGTTGGCCAACTAGTTCCCCCGCCACATGCCTGCGAACAGGTGCTCCAATCTCATTCATGTAGAGGTCATTACCCGGCTGATTAGCAGTGTGTTTGCCCTGCAGCCAGTCTTGAAATTCAGCATGCAGAGCTTCGTCTGCCTCTTTCTCAAAGTTGCGCGCTGTGTGATCCAGGTATGTCGACCTCACTTCAGAAGACGCCTGGTACCCTGTCGGATTGCCGTCGTTGTCGCGTGCTTCAACCAGCGCATTCTCCCTGGTTTTGAGATTGCGCAGCAAGATCTCATCTTGATACTTCGGCCACGCCCCGGGCGTAGCAGCCTCAGATGGTGTGCCGAGACTGGCACTGGGAGCATTCCAGTTCCACACCATCAATAACTATTCATCAGATAATTGTAACACTCTTATTCTGACACTTATGATGTAATGATATGGAGGGTCAGCAGCGAAGCGAGACGTGGCGCGCTGCTCGGCGCGGCAAGATGACCGCCTCTAATCTCGGTGCTACGCTTGGACTCGTGAGCTACACGAGTCGCGTCGAGGCCTTTCGCCGCGCGCTGGGCACCGACAATTTTGTAGGCAACGAGGCAACGCAGTGGGGCACAGATAACGAGCCAAACGCGCTCCTCGACTACCAAACGTTGACCGGCAATGTAGTCCAAGCTACCGGCCTGCACGTGCACCCTACAATACCATGGATTGCCGGCTCGCCCGACGGATTTGTCGGCGAGGCAGGGATGGTGGAGGCTAAATGCCCATTCTACTTCAAGAAGGGGGGCGGCCGCCTGCACAAAGAGATCCCCAAGCACTACTACTTGCAGATGAACGCTCTGCTCGAGATATGCGGCAGGGAGTGGTGCGATTTCATCTCCTGGTGCCCTGATGGTATGGCGGTGTATCGCGTGACCCGCGATGCGTTAGCGTTCGACTTCCTCCTGACATACTACGGCCAGGTTTTCGCCGCAATGGAGGCAAACATGTCCGCGCCACCGCCTCTCTCTGCTAAGGACAAAGAAAACATCAACTTCTGCATCGAGCGTAGCATGCGAGCGCACGTCAACTACAAGGTGTGGGCAAATGCCGACCCAACTTTCCCGCCACCAAGCCCAGAGCTGGAGTCGGACGAAGAGACACACAAGCGGAAACGAACAGCTTAGTCTTCACTCCTCAGACCCCTCAGCTCCCCAGCTCTATGAGCCCGCTGCCATGCAGCAAAAACATTCCGCTGTAAATGGCTACGTCTTGCATCAGTGGTCAACTCAGATATTCTTGTACCGCCAAGTTGTAATTGGTTTAGCTGATTACTAAGTGTTTCTTCGGTCGAATCTTCAGCACTCGCTCCATGCCGCGAAGCTCCAGGTACGACATTAGAACGCGTCAACCGTTCAGACGCTCTCATCTTCTCTCTTATTTCAGTGATTCTCGTATCGTAATGCAAGCCCCGCCCCTCGTATCGTATCAATAAGGGTCTCACAAGTCTTGTGAAAGATTGAAGTAGGCGACGCAACTCGTTACGTATGCCCTGCACATAACTTAGGAAAGAACGGCGGGGACCTAGAATCAGTCGTCGAATGTCCACTGGCAGCCTTGGTAGAGCGTTATGGCGGCCGGCACTCCGAGCCATTATCCGTTCGTCGTCGGTATCAAGATACTCTAGTGGAACGCCACCCCTTCTCTCAAGATAAGTTTGACCACGCCTCAAGTGTAGATACCTAGATGCGAGCCGTTGCAGATACTCTTCCATTATTGCTAATATTAATTAGAATTTACTCTAACGGATTAATGAGATGAAGGAAATAAAGGACATAAGACCAAACGCGGGTTAGGGTTAGGGTTAGAGTGGGACGGGTATCGCGACCAACAAACCCAACGCGACCACCAGTACCACTAGACGGTCGTTGATCCCATACATGCCAGTACCGAGCACGGTTGCGATCCATACCACGTCTTAATAAGCGTCTAAGCCGTCTTAACGCAGGTCCTGCACGCTGCTCAACTCCAACTGAGATGGTATTATCTGGATTTATAACTGCCACTGTCCTCCTACTCCCTTTCGGCAGGCTACTCGTAAAGAGACGTCTTGGGTCCCTTCGATCTGAGGTAGGGTCCCAAATCATTTCTCTTTTTAATCAGAAAACTGCTCGCCGCAGTTAGGTGGCGCGGGCTGTTCGTAAGCCTTGGCAAAGTCGTAGGTGAAGGTGCCGAAGGCTGACACGTTGGTCTTTGCCTCAAGCTTGGCGCGTTGGCAGATCACGGCCACGTCTTCGAAGCTCCAGTGAATGCCAAACTTGTCGCCTCCGACTCCAGTGTAGACCTGGTTCGCATAGATTGTCGCGGACACCACATCGCCGGGGCTAACAACACCGTTCGGCACTACCGCGCCATTCGCGTCGCAGATTGTAATCGCGCGCTCAAACTTGCCACCCATTCCATCGTAGGCATACTTGGCACTCGATGCGTTCACAGTGTGGCCAATCAGAGTCCCACTCATCTTGTCGTACTTCGGGCGAACTGTCCGAATCTGCAGCATCTTTACCTCTTCGCGGGAGAGGTTCTTCCGGCCGAGAATCTTGAGCTGCTCGCCGTGGACGAAGTCGAGCAGCTTGTCGTCAATGCCAGTCATCATTGCGGAGAATGCCGCATAAAATTGGTTCTCCACGCCGTTGATCTGCGCGTCGGTGAGGTCGATCGAAAACTTGGCCTTGGTCGGGTCAGCCGGGCCAAACATGGTTCCGTAGTTGCCGTCGCCACTCACACGCGGCCAGTTAGTAACACATGCCGGAGTGACCATGCTCACCTCCTTCATACCGGGCGTTCTCAGCATGCAGATGGTCGGCTTGCCGCTCCTATCCTGGCCGAGTGAGAAGGCGAGGTCGTTCGCGCTTATCTGGTCCCAGGCTGTGTAGTCGCGGCGCGTGCTCATCGCTCGTAGAATCTAGCGGGGAGGGGCTGTAGGCGCGTTCCTGTAGAGTTGGTTAGAATATTGATTGTGTCGATACTGGGCATATACTGCCACGTATCCCGCTCCTTTGCAAGCAGGATCTTGCCAGCCTGGGTCTGGAAGGTTTCTCCGCGCGCGGGGGTCGGGTCGGCGAGCCCACGCAGCGTCATTTTGGCCGTGCTAGCCAACTGTTTGTTGCCGAAGGACGGAAGAAGTCCATCGTTGCGACGCGACTGCTCCGTGCTGCACCAACTTGGGCCGTAGCCTACATCGTACTGTGGAACGGACCCGACGAAAGGCTCACCATCATTACGGGGGCGAGGTGCAAATTCGTTAATACACTGGCCGAACTTTACCTGAGACATCTTGCACACATCTTAGATTATCTGACGACGACGTGAGAGAAGAATGGATGGTCAAACCACAGCACGTGAGTTTGTAGCAAGAGTTCAATGGTTTGTGCAACATCGACGTTTAATATGGAAACGGTACATGTTTAAGCTTATAGCTCGAATTCACCGTCGTCTACAAGCCTTGATGATCCGTCGGCTCGAGGAGAGTGGGTCGGTGATGGGAGCCTTTCCCTACGAGTAATTCTAATAAACTACAAGTCACAGATGGCGCGGGATTACGTGAAGGAGAGCAAAGCATACTACGGACGCGGCCCGTACAGTGGCGTTACAGCCGAGCAACAGAAGCATCGCCGAGAGAAGGCGGCTCGGGCTGCTGCTCGCACTCAACTTAAGAAGGAGGGCGCAGTAAAGAGAGGGCAGGACGTGGACCATAAGAACGGGAACGCGCAGGACAATAGGCGCTCAAACCTGCGGGCGACCTCTAGGCACGCCAACAGATCAAGAAATAAGAAATAAGATTCTAAGCAAAACGGAAATGCCACCACCGTACAGACCAGATAGGTGGGCCGAGTACCACCGAGATAAGTACATACCTCTCTCACAGCTCTATTATATTCGTGCAGTAATGAGGGAGAGAGCGCGAGGCGCAGACGGTCAGCAAATATGGCCGCCTACTGTTACAGTTATGGCAATGGAGGGGGATGTGATTATGAACGCGGTGACCCTTTACAGCGTAAAGCTTTGGAGGTATGTTGGAATTATCCGAGATCTCATTAGTAGGGGGTATAGAGAGCACTTGGACGCCGTCCGCCGCAGGTTATTTTAAATGAAGTTGCTTTGGGGGTTGCCCGGAGCAGCACGCTTACGGGCCACTCCGGATTAGTCATTATAGACTATCTATGGAAAATAAAAAACCAAGGATTGCGGCCACTCGGATTTGGGAACCCTTTAAGTATGAGATTAAGAAACTCACGGATATAATAATAAAGGTGACGAGCGACCTCCTCATTCGGCTCTCTGCGTGCCATGTCAGTCAACAGTGTACGAATGAAGTAGATCTGGGACAGGGGGGTTTCCCCATGTCGGTGGTATTCGGCCCACCTCTCGGGTTCGTAAGGTGCCATTCCATTTATGTGGTTATTAGATATTCTGGCCAAACGACAACAATGCCCGCGACACGTAGACGATCGCAACTCCAGGTCGACAGTATGAGGAGAACACTGCTTAGAGCCTTAATTCGTATTCAGGCTCTGGTGAGGCGCTACATAATTCGGCGCCTGTATGCATCTCTGCGGTTTACGATACGTTTGAATGAGTATTTGGGCCTTAGTGGGGGGGCGAATCCTGGGAGGGTCCGCGTAGGAGTGGATCGCCCATATACCACATTTGACTTTCGAGAGGTCCGTGGAAGGACTGGTAGGGACGAGTACACTGGAGACTCGCAACTCCACATGATCGACCCCAACCCATTTACAGAAGCTGCAGACGTACAGGCCTTCTTAGCTTGGAACCCACCCGAGGGTATGGCCCGTAATCGTGCGTACAGGGCCGGCCCTTACCCCATTCGACGCCGACATCCTACACGGCCGGCCTTTAGTATGTAGTTAGGGTTAGGGTTAGGGTTAGGGTTAGGGTTAGGGTTAGTGTCGTGAGCTAAGTGTGCGAGCTAGGAGCAAAATTTTTGGGGTCGATGTAAAATTAGGGTTACGGGCGGCCGGTCCGGCCGACCGACCCCCCCGACCGACCCGACCAAACGGACATCCAGTGGACGCGTCCGCGGGGGGGGAATGGTCATGTCCTGGACGCGTCCTATATAG